TTGACTTCAAACGATATAGGAGAAGATGAGCTTCCCCAATCTGATTTGTAGTCTTTACCTCTTGTTCTCTCAACAGTTCCAGCTTGTCCTGATGTATTCTGTGTGCCTGTTGCATTGACACCAGGTAAATCAATGTTTGCTGTTCCATCAAAAGATACACCACCAATGTTTCGTGCAGTCTGCAAAGCTGTTGCTGTTGCTGCATTACCTGTGGTCGAACCTGATGTACCACTTACATTTCCTGTTACATTGCCTGTAATATTTCCTGAAAACGTGCCTGACAATACATCTGTACTTGAATTGAAAGTTAGACCTGATGCTGTCTTTGGTCCTAAGTCGCCAGTCGCTGCTGTTGCAAAGAGTGGGAAACAGGTGGTGTCTGACGACTCATCTGCTACAGTAATCGTAGTTGGTACATAACTTGAAGAAGCTTTGCCGTCCAACTGCGTCTGTATGTTTGAGGAAACATTATTTAAATATCCAAATTCTGTGTTTGATATTGTGCCATCGTGTATTTTAGTCGCATCTATTGCTGCACTCGTATTGACATCTGCATTGACTATAACCCCTGTGCCGATAGCCGATGTGCCTGTAACATTACCTGAGCCATCAAAACTTGCTGATGTCCATGTAACATCGCCAGTCATGCCAATAGTTCTGCCTGTTGCTAGAGCCGTTGCAGTGCTTGCATTTCCAGTAACATTTCCTGTTAGATTTCCTGAAAATCCACCTGTCGCTGTAATCGCACCTGATGCAGTAATGCTTGTTGCAGTTAGCTCAGGCATGTTAGCTGCTATATTAGCTAGTGTAACTTTTAAGTTTGAACTAGATTGTACTATTGGAAATACTGCACTACTCGATGGTGTTGTTGTTTCTGTAAAATCTGTTATTTTTTTGGTTGCCATTTATTGTACTGTCCAGGTTGTTGTAGATACTGCTGGTGCATCTTGCCAGTTACCAGGTGCTATATCTGTTCTATCTTCTTGTTGTATTAATTCGTTATCTTCGGTAGCAATCAAAAATAAATTGTCTTCTGTTTCAACATATCCTTGTGCAGTTTCAGGTATGTCAGTCCATGTAGTTGAGCTTGTACTGACAGGTGTCCAAGTAGTCATTAATAAACTCCTGAATCAATCCTTGTTGTAGGTGCTACTCCTGAATGTCTATCTCTTTCGTTTGATGAAATAATATCTTGTTTGGCTCTATCATAAAAACCTGCCCAAGTTTGTATTCTTTTATCGTTTTGTAAATAAGGTTCTGCTTCTACTAATGCTGCGTAAAGGTAAGCATCAGGATGAAATGTCAGCATATCATTAGTTGTATTAGAATCTGATAATGCAGTAAAGTATTTAAAGTAGAGCATTTCTATTTCATATATTGAGTCAGGGATTGGTCTCAACTGAAAATTATTTCCTATAATAGAATAGGCTTTAGGTTTGCCTGTATTGCTGCCTGCTTTTACTCTATCCATTTGCTCAGGAGTTAAATATTCTAAAGATGTTTTGGGGTCTGTATTAAGTTGAATATTTCTCATAGCTACATAATTATCAGGCAGAGAATAATATTCAGTATTAGCAATAGTATTTGCTGTTACTCTAGTTTCCATCCTTCTTATTTTGAAATCCCTTCTATGTCTTGCTTCTGCAAGTGCTATAAATTCAGGAATCTTATCATCAAGGTCTGTTCTGTCTAGCCAGTTAGCTACTGCTGTTTTAAGTTCTGAGTATGTAGTGATTGCCATTATATTTTTCTGTTAGTTGTTTTTAAATATTTATATTCAGGACTGTTAATTAATTTTTTAACACCCTCTTTGTGATTAGGATTAAATAAATCAACCCCATATTTACTTTTCCATTCGTAATACACAGTCATAGGAATCCTTGCAGATAACCTAAAATCATCTTTTATGTGATGGTCTTCTTGTTGTAATCGTTTGTTAGAGTCAATAAGGGGTTGAATATCCTGCACATGTTCAATAGCCATTTCTTTAGTTGGTTCGTGCCAATGAAAGATTTGACCATCATCGAGTTTTCGTTTCATTCACTTAGCTCGTCTATGTATAGATTTGCTGTAGAACTAGCTACAATAGCTGCTACTTTCATACCACCATCAATTTTAAATATCTCATCATTGTTTGCTGCAAGATAAGTTGAGCTGGTAGTGGCAGTAGGGTTTGCACCAAATGCAACGTGAACTCCATTGGTGTCAGCTATAACTCTAATATATTCTGTTGCAGCATTTGTTGCAGCAGTTTGTGCCGAGCTATCGCTTACAGTTCTTTTAATTGTATTGGTTACTCTTAGACCATAATTAGCCATATTTATCTCCTGATTACAAATGTTACTAATAATTTTTTAGTTCCTGTAGAACCACCATCTGTAATCATTTCGATAGTTCCGTCTTCTTCGACTCGATTAGCTGCTGTAGGTACTGCTGAATCAACTGTACCTGCTGCTGAACCTGAGTGTGCAACTGTAATGCCACCACCTGTTACAGCAGTACCACCAATCTCAAAACTGATTGCAGCATTGCCACCACTTATAGCACCCTGTAGTGCTGTTATGATTTTTATAATATTGCCACCATCAGGAACTGGTACAAATGTACTCGATGCAGTAGATATATCTTCTATCTCTGCTGTTATAAAATAATCGTTTAATGTTCTCATTAAATTTCTCCATGTTAATAACCCTCGTTCCGAAGCGATACCTTCTTCAAGGTCATTATTAATTTGGTATCAAAAAGTGGGGGAGGAAAACTTTGGATAAAACCTCCCCCCATAGTATAAGGACCTATGTTTTAAGATGTAGTCAAGT